AAGGTAGCTATACTCCTACTTCTAGTCTTTCATCGTCCACACAAGAATTATCTGATAATCAAAAAGCTTACAATGATCTCCTCAAAATGACCATCGATATGCTCAAAGACAAGGCTAATGCAGAAAAAGATGCTCTCAAAGATGAACTCGATGGTTATAAAGATATTATTGATGCTCGTAAAAAAATATTAGATCAAATGAAAGAAGAAAAAGATTATCAGGATGAATTGGCTGAAAAAAACAAAGATCTTTCTGATATTGAAAATGAACTTCTTGAAATTCAATTTGATAACAGTGAATGGGCCAAAAAGCGTCGATTGGAGCTTGAAGAAGAAAAATCTGAAAAGATTAAAGATATTGAAAATCTACAATTGGATAAAAGCATTGATGATCAAAAAGAAGCATTGGATAAAGAATATGATGATTATGAAAGATATATTAATGCAAAAATTGATGCTTTAGACGATTATCTTGCTGCTTCGGGAGACTTAACAAATGAAGCAATTGCATTGCTTTCTGAAAAAAGTGCTGCTTTTTATCAAGAGCTTATTGAATGGAATCGTAAGTTTGGGACAGGCGTTGATACAGATGTTACTGGTAAATGGGAAAAAGCATTTAGTTCTATAATAACGTTTTCTAATGGTGCTACTGGCGCTTTACGAGAAACAGAAAGAGCCGCAATGAGTACGGCGGAAGCGTTGGCAAGAATGAATGATCTTTTGGCTAATTATTATAGGGCAAGTAAAGATGAAGATAAGGATATTAGAGACGCTTTGGGTCTTCCTCCTCTTCCTCCTATAGGACAATATCATTCTGGCGGTATTGTTGGTGGATTGCCAAAGATAAAAGAGAGTGAAACTTTTGCGAAGTTATTGAAAGGTGAAGTTGTTGCAAACGATTCACAAATGAAAAATTTTATCAATAGCACTCTTCCTAATTTAGTTGCGTCTGTTAGTGGGGGAGGGGGAATTAATATTAATATGCCGATTAATGTGGCAGGGAGTCTTGACAAATCTGTATTGCCAGAATTAAGATCAACAATATTAGATACTATTAATAAAGCAATGCAAATTAGAGGAATGAAAAGATCTCCAAATACTTTTGGTCTTTAGTATAGATTCGGGAGCATAAAAGTTCCCGAATCTTTTAATATGAAAGGAGGACACCTTGGCATTTTATGGTGCAGAAGTTATTTATGATGGTGTCCCATCATCAGTATATGACTTACGAATAATGGATTTTAATACAAATGGAGAAATAGATAGCCCTGCTGGTAGCGAAATGACTATTTATGAAAAATATATTTTTAGGAAAAGTAAAGCATTTTATTTTGGAAGGACTTTAAACACGCCATTGGAGTTTGATATTACGCTTGGGTCAAAGAACCCCATAGATGGAGCGACCAGAAGTGCTATACAAAAACTATTTTTAGGGCAGACAACATATAAGAATTTTCAGATAGTGCAGGATGACATATCAGACGCTGTACTTAGCGTTTTATTTACCTCTGCCACTAATAAATATGTAGGCAATGTCCAGTATTCTATCACGTTACATGGGCACTGTTCGAGTCCTTGGGCATATACTTTTCCCAAGACAGTATCTTATAGTTTTAGTGGAAATAATGTTGTTAATTATGATTTTTCTCTATACAACGATAGCGCAGATAACGATTATCTTTATCCAGTATCTGTATTTACATTAAATTCTGTTGGGAATAGTTTTCAATTAACTAATATTACTGATAATAATAGAATATTTTTATTTACAGGACTATCCCCAAATGAAGTTATTACAACAGATAATTTTAGGCAAAGTATATCTAGTTCCACAGGATTATTGCGATTAACAAATTTCAATAAGCATTTTTTCAGACTTTGCCCCGGAAATAACGAGTTGAATGTGCAATCGGGCATCGGGACATTATCTATTACATATAGTCCTGCTAGGAATATAGGTGCATAATGACCATAATTTCTGGAATATATTGTATTGAAAATATTGTTAATAATAAAAAATATATTGGTATGGCTTGTAATATTAATAGAAGAAAGAATACTCATTTCTATCTATTAAATAAGGGGATTCATCATAATCCGTATTTACAAAGCGCGTATAACAAGTATGGAAGAGAAAATTTTGTTTTTTATGTAATTCAGAAAATTTATGATAAAAAAAGACTCGGAAACATGGAATTATATTGGATATCTTATTACAATTCTTTTTGCGATGACGGAGAAGGATATAATTTGACAAGAGGTGGTGATGGTAGTTTTTATCCTTCCTTAGAAACTAGAAAAAGAATATCTGATGCATCTAGAGGGGAAAATAATGGAAATTTTGGAAACCATCTTTCAGATGATGCAAAAAAAAGAATATCGGATGCAAATAGCGGAGAAAATAGTCCATTATTTGGAAAACAAAAATCCGAAGAGACTAAAAAAAGGATGTCAGAGAATCATACAGATAATTCTGGCGAAAACCATCCCAATTTTGGAAAACATCTTTCTGAAAAGACAAGAAAGAAGATCTCAGTAGCCCTAATGGGCGAAAATCATCCTATGTTTGGGAAACATTTATCCGATGAACAAAAAAAGAAGTTGTCGGATTCAAAAAAAGGAACAGTTTTTACCGAGGAAAGAAAGAAAAATATTTCGATGTCTCTTGTCGGGAGAACCAGAAGTGAGCAACATAAAAAAAATATTTCACTAGCAAAACTTACTCCCAAAGAAGTTATAATTAAAATAAAACAGTATTTATTAGACGGCATTTCCGTGAAAGATATATCTATAAAATTGGGAATAGGAAAAGGGGTTGTCTATAAAACAAAAAATGGATATTATGATAATAAATATGATTTAGGAGGGATAGATGATTAGCTTATTTGATAAATTTAATTTATACGAAATCCCTCTATTTGTCCTATGTAACCCATCAAAAGAGGAACTTTATAGTCTCGGCGGAATAGATAATAGAAAATATAAGCCAAGATTTAATGCACTTGGAGAAATTTCTTTTACGGCATATGCTACGATTGATGGTGTAGAAACAGACTATTATGATTCTCTGCTTTATAGGAAATTAATATATCTTCCAAATATTGGTTATTTTATGATAACGGAAATTTCTGAAAGTAATGATGGTATAGTAAAACAAAAAGATATTGTTGCTAAATCGTTAGAAGTTGAACTATGTTTGAAAAAAATTACCTATTTTTCTGGGACATATCAATTTTATGATTTTATAACACCATCAAGTACTTTATTGGGTTATCTTTTAACTTTGCTTCCAACATGGACAATTGGAACAATAGACTCTTCTTTAACTACTTTGTTTAGGACATTCAATGTTTCTGATAAAACAGTATATGATTTTATGATGGGAGAAATTGAAGAGGCATTTCAGTGTGTTTTTGTGTTTGATACTATTGCTAAAACAATAAGCGCTTATACTGTAACATCAGCGGTGACAGCCACGGACATTTATTTGAGTTACGAAAATATTATAGAAAAGATAAATATAAAAGAATTGACAGATGAACTATGTACAGCGTTGACAGTCCGTGGTGCAGGTAATTTATCAATATCAACCGTAAATTGCCTTGGTAATGATAATATATATAACTTTGGTTATTATAAAAATACGTCATGGATGTCTCAGAATTTAATTGATGCCATAGATATATGGGAAGCAAAAATACTTGCTAAGCAAGGGGATTATGCTAATCTTTTAACTTTATTGAGAGAAAACAACGAAACTTTAATAACCTTAAATGCTGAATTAGTAGATTTGAACTCTGATATGGCTTCGTTGGTTGGCGTGCAAGGCGCTAGAATTCAACAAAGCATTGATTATAGTGATATAAATGTACAAATAGTTGCAAAACAGGTCGAAATAGATTCTAAACAGGCCGAAATAGATAGTGTAAATGCCACAATAGGTATAGCCGATATTAATGGAACTTATCCTGCTGGAAGTATTATGGCTCAATTAAAAGATATTAATACTTATGTGAGTTTTGCAACAAATTTCACAACTCTTCAGCAAACAGAACTTTCACCTCTTATTATGGGAAATACTTATAATAATGAGAATTTTATCCAAACAGATATTATGACTCAAGCAGAAATTCAAGACCAAGCCCAAATGTTATATAATCAAGCTGTTTCGATTCTTGCTAAGATAAGCGTACCCAGATATGAATTTAGTGTAGATGCTGTTAATTTTGTATTTCTTTCGGAGTTCACTACCTTTGTAACTCAGCTTGTGCTTGGATGTTCAGTAACTTTAGAGTTAAAAGAAGACTTATGGATATATCCTGTGCTATTGGGCATCGATTTGAATTACGATGATCCCACAGACTTTGCATTGACTTTCGGCAACCGTTTACGATTAGATGATAGTTCATACGTATTCTCAGATTTATTCGGGCAAACCGTAAATCAAGGAATAACCACTTCTTTTAAAAGTGAGCAGTGGACTTATGCATATGAACAACAAAATGCTGTTTCTGTATTTATGGATTCAGCATTAGATACTAGTAAAAATGCCGTGATAAGTGGAAGTACTCAAAATGTTCTGATAGATCAAAATGGAATTAGAGTTCGCTCTTTAGTATCTGGATCTTCTACTTATAGTCCCGAACAATTATGGTTAAATAATGGTATTTTAGCATTTACAGATAATAATTGGAATACAGCAAAGTTAGCTTTAGGTTCTATAAATGTTTCTGGTAGTTCTCCGGTTTTTGGCCTAATTGCAGATGTCGTTGTGGGTCGTCTTCTCGCAGGCAATAGTCTCACCATAACAAATCAAAATAATACATTTACTGTAAACGGCTCTGGAGCAACACTTACAAACGCTACATTAACAGTAAATACAACAAGTGGGAAAACAAAGATATTTTTAGATCCTACCAATGGAATTAAAATACAGGGATTAGTAGGAGGAAGTTGGCAAGATAAATTTTATGCTGATTCTAATGGTAATGTTATTTTTAGCGGTAATTTAAGTGGTGCTACTGGAACATTTAGTGGAACACTTTCCGCTGCTACTATTAGTGGTGGGACAATAACAGGAACAGCTATTAATGGCGGAACTATATCTGGTACTACAGGTACATTTAGTGGAAATATATATGCTGATAAAATTTATGGAACTATTGTTGATTCACAGATAGCCGGAGTTAGTGCTAATAAAGTTTCTGCTGGAACAATCTTTGGATCTACTGTTTCATGGGCAGGTGGATATTTGGGAGTAACCGGAACAGGAGCGCCTATATTAAAAAGCTATGGTAATTTGCTTTTACAAGGAGATTCTTCTGTTCAAGTTACAGGAACATCTTATGTAGCATTAACTAGTGGATATAGTACAATTTTAGCATCATCTAGTGGTGCAATAACAATAACAGGAAATACCAGAGTTAATGGTTTGTTAGAAGCTGCCTCTGGAATGAATGTTTATGGGAATATAAGTATAACGGGTTATGTTAATGCACAGGGCGGCTATTATGGAGGTGGATATTTAGGAATTACTCAGAGCGTTCCCTATTACACCGGTTCAACAACTCGATATTTAGTATTTCGTGGTGGTATTTGCACTGCATATTAGTAAAAAAGGATAATAAATGGAATCTGAAATTCAACTTTTTAAAATAAATCAACAATGTATTCAAAATCTGGCTGATATTAATGTAGCATTGGGTTCTGTTGAAACAAAGGGTGAAAGTACGATGGTTATGTATAGAATACGATTAACCCTTGCTTCTACCTTAGAACAAATACAAAAAGACAATCAACCTATTGATGTCATAGAAAAAGAAAAGGAGGACAAATAATGACCTCTACTTTTGACTGTTTAACAGTTAATGACCTTGCTCCTATAACTTTCATTGCAGGAACAGAGCAAACATTAAATTATTATATGTATGATCAAACTAGCGGATGTGCATTAGATGTAACAACATCTATATGTTCAGTGGTTATATCACCATATGGGAATCCTAATTATGTAGCTGTAGAAGCATCAGGAAGCCCATCGGGAAGTCCGGTAAACCATTTTTATGCGGTAATATCTGGTTGTGCTAGTTCTGCGTTGAGTGGAAAGTTTACTCAACAGCCAAAAATACTTGATTTTGATGGTACTGAGTTTCGACCTAGCCAAGGCCTCGTACAAATAAATTCAGCAAATATAAATGCTTAATAATATAAAGGAGATAAAATATGTCATATACAAACCTCGCTAGAAACCAGATCGGCGATTACCTATTTGGTGGAACGGCTTTTTCAAATTTAGGCTCATTTTACATGGGTCTGAGTACTACTACTATCCTTGTCGATGGTACTGGTTCAACAGAACCTTCTGCCGGAGCTTATGCTCGTGTACTATTAGCAAATAATAAAACTACTTTTAGTGTAGCTTCAGCAGGCGCATTAACAAATTTAATTACAATTTCTTTTGCAGAAAGTACCGCCTCTTGGGGAACAATTACTTATGTGTTTTTTGCAGCGGCAGGAACAGCAGGTGTTAATGATATTTGGTATTATGAAGCTTTACCTACACCAAAAGCTGTTGCTTCACAAACTACAGTTTCATTTTCTCCATCGGCAATAACAATAAGCATGAGCAATTAAGGAGCACCAATGGCAAGCCATGACTTTATTAGTATTCTAAAGAATAGGCATAGCTTCAATTTAACAGTATTCGGGTTTTCAGTTAGTACAAGTTTTGTAGTAAACTTTACTCAAAGAATTAAACTTATAATTACAAATATAACTTTATCTACAGACTGGTCTTTTCCTTTAGTAATAAAAAGACCTTTGTTTACAATTACAAACACTTTAGTAAAGTTACTTTTGAAGCCAATCATAACAATAAATGTAAAGAAGCCAACTATTGTTGCTACTATGAGACAGCTAATTAAACCTACACCTACAATAAATGTTAAAACTCCAGTATTTGTGTTTATAGCACATTTATTTAGTAAAGTTCCAAGTTGGATTCTTACTGTTAAATCGCCTGCATTTCTTTTCGCGCCTATAATTGCTCGTTTCCATGCTTTATGGGAATATGATAATCAAACACTTTCAGCTTTAGATTCAACTACTCTGGCAGACTTAGACTATTCAGTAGTGCCATAAAGGAGGAACAATATGCCTACGCCCACAACTTTTTTAGGGCTGGATACTTATAATAGCACAACTGATGGTTCTGCATTATTTCTCGCATTTAGGGAAGGTGTGGCAGGAACAGCCACATCTTCTAATATGAATAAAATAGATGTCTTTGCGCAAAATATTAGCGCATCAGTTGTAGCATTACAATCTTTTAAACATACGGTAGTAGTTCCAGCTATATATTCGTCTGCCAACTATTATGTGGCTACGGGTATTTCTGAAATTACATCGTATGTTACTAATTTAGTAATTAATTTATCTTTAGATACTACTAATAGCGGAATAGTCACCTTAAATATTAACTCGTTAGGAACAAAAAGTTTACAAAAAGTTAATTTTGATGGGACACTAGTAAATTTTGAAGCAAAAGAACTTATAAAGAATCATTTATATTTGTTTAAATATAATGGTTCATCTTGGGTTTGGATG